GCCTCTCCATTCAGCTCAGTAATTTTGCCAATCGCCTGGGCAGCATCAAAGCCGATCTCTTTTCCGTCGTCATGCACGTAAACCGGCAGGCCGTTAGCGTCTACTTCTGCGTAATGTTTGCCGTTTACTTCTACTGTCTTCAGTTTCATGTTGTTACCTTTTTACTGGCCATCCGACCGTTGCACCGCTCACCATCCGGATTGCGGCAATAAAAAAGGCCGCCCGGAGGCAGCCTGTGGGGATTAGTTAAAAGTTAAAGTCCGGCTTCTATGAATGCCTGCGCGTCACGTTCACGCAACTGATCCAGCGTCAGCCATTCACCTCTGTCGGTGTAGAATTCATCCGGCGACATGCCGCCATCACGAATAAGCCGCGCGCGCTTCTCACCAACGATCTGCTTCTGGCGGTCGAACGACTGGCGGGAGAACCATTCCTGATAGTTGGTATCACCAGCCACCTGTCCATCCATGCTGGCACGTTCCGCTGGTGGGATATCCCGGACATCGATACCTAACTCTTTCGCCGATTTCAGGATAAATGTTTCGGTTGAGCGACAGCAGAAGTGAATTTTCCCCGGCCCCTGCAAATACGGAACCTTATGCCCTATCGGCTTGTTATCCAGCGTGTACTTCAGGCGGTCGCGAATCCTGCACATCTGCGTCGTTCTGTTGTCCAGGGTAGAAAGCCACTGCTTGCCCTTCATCAGGTCGTCATTGGCATCAGCAAAGCTATTTCGAGCCGTTGCTGCAAGATGACCTACCGCCGTTTTCGCGATACTGGCAGCATTGGCGCGACTCATTTGCAAAGCGCCGTCCTGATACCCCCGGTTAGCGTGGCCGCGCACCTTACGCGCTATCTGCTCATTGGTATCGCCCAGCAGGAAACCCTGTCGTACGGTATTGCTGATGCGATTAATGCGATCGGCTTCGAGGTTAGACGCCCATTCACTCAGTAAGCGCCCCTGAAAAGGCTGCGCCATTGCCGCGGCATATACTGCATCAGGGGAAATACCTACCAGCGGATGAACGCCAGTCACGAATTCCGGCAGTAACGAATCAAACAGACTCAGCTGATATCCTGCTTCATGCTGAGCCAGCGTATTCAGTTCACCGGATAGGCTGCTAAACATGCCATTTACCGCAATGCGGTTGGTATCCCGCACGCTCGCCAGTAGCGCTTCAAGCCTGGTAACCGTGAAACTGTTCGGCTCCAGCGTATCCATTGCCACCAGCAGACGCGCGGTTAGCTCTGCGTCACTGTCGTTGAGCAGTTTAACCATCCGGTTAGCAACGCCGGTGCTGTACCGGCTTATCCAGATAGCATGGGCTATGTACTCATCGCTGAGCCGTTCATTGACCGTTGCCATTATTGTTGCCTGTCAGCGTTACTGATGGATTGTTCAGCTCGTCGATAACAACGCCAGTATCAGCGTCAGGGTCGATGAATTTCAGCGTCTGAAGAGCCCGGACTGCATCGACCTGACGAATATCACCACCTTGCCGCAACGACTGAACAGCCAGGGCAGCAGTGGCGTCAAACGTCTGAGAGGAAACCTCCAGCTCTGTACGCACATCAACATTCCCACCGTCGCTTTCACCAATCCACTCAGCCATGATTTGCAGAATGTTATCGAGCGCATCTTCCAGAGAACTCGCCATCGTGTAGAGCGGCGAGTTTTCCTGCATGCGCTCTTCGTTGGTCTGGTCGACGGATTTTGTCGAAGTATTTTCCGCTCGTAACAGCTTCGCGCCAGCCTGGCGCATCTGGTTTTCCAGATCATCAAGGGATGTGTTACCGGAACCAATAGCTGACCCTGTGTGCTCGACGTATTCCAGCCCGTGTTGGTCACGGCTGTCGAATTTTGTCGCACTGGATGAGCCGATAGTCAGTGATTCATTTTCACCCAGGCCATATGCCACCAGCAGCGGGACGCGCGCAACGTGAAGAATGTTGTCCTGCTCGCTCTGGCTCTGCCAGTGCTTGATGTTTAGCAAGGCCAGATTGAGCAGCGGAGGAGAACCACGCATAAACCCGGTTCGCTTCGTATAGAGCGTTACCAGAGGGATATCACTACGGCTCGTTTCCCACTCTTCGTGAATAGCCCACGATGCGCTGCCGTCATTACCTTTATTGCGGCGGTAGATTTCTACCTTGCCAGGCATAATGTGGCGAATTTGCTCGATTTTGGTTTGCCCGAAGTCATCGCCATCAACAACGATAACCTCTTTCACGCGTAAATCAGTGAGAATAACCTTCCCACCGGAAACCTTAGATTTCCAGCCGATCACCTGCCGCGGGTTGAGCATCGTCACGTATGGGCGACTACCAGATGCCTGCTCATCAGCACGCGTCTTAACAGTTTCAGGATCTGTCCGGGGATAATCAACCAGCGCATGAGCAAGTCCATACTGGAACGCGATAGAGAAGAATTGCTGCGCCCATACGTCAAGGCGATCACCTTCCATATCTATGTCTTCAGCCAGTTCTTTAATCTTTTCCGGTGTTTCCTGACTCAATACCGTCGGCTCAGCGAAAACGCGACCGATATTCTGCTTAATGCTCTCTTCATAAGATGGGAGCAACGTCGCAACGGAAAGGCGCTGTTTATATCCTTCTGGATCTTCGTTAGGCCATTTCGGGAGATATGTTTCACCCTGCCGGCGCATTTCCAGCGTGCCGCCCATCAGCGCATCGTTAATATCCCACGCCTCAACCATGTCGTTATAGTCGAGATTAGGTGTCGAAATATCGGGCATGGCGTTACATCCGTAGTTTGGTGACTTTGCCAGTTGGTTTAATGATCGGGAATTGCTTCACGATGTAATACCCACCAGCATCATTGGGGTGATCGTTGTCGGCTGATTTATCCGGCTCGCCGTTCGCCGCCCACACTTGTTGTTCCAGACTTTCGGTGTAGACCGGGCATCGGGTAACGTTCACTTTGTAGCGGCGCTCACCATTGCCGTTGCAGAACATGGCGTTCACAGAGTTAATGCGGTCTTTCACTGGCGGATTGGCGGCATTCACCACCACACTGAATCCGGCCTGCTTAAGCTGAGCGATATCCGTGGCGCTGGCATTATTCGACTTGCGTGAATCGCCGGAAGCATCTGGATAGATGTAAATCTGACGTGAGGAGACATAACGCCCGCCTTCATAGCGCCAGAATTCCTCCTGAATGCGTTTAATCATCGCTGGAGTGTCATAAACCTTCACCAGTTCGCGTACTGCACGAGGTTCCCCATCGCGCAGCACATGAACGATGGCCGCCATCTTCCCTACGTTGAAGTCCATCCCGATGTATAACGGCTCACCTGCCTGCTCCTCGTCGGCACAACTATTCAGTTGACGATCGAACTGGTGATAGATAGTTCCGCTGGTCAGGTTAGTGAACTTCCCGCGCAGATAAGCCTTAATCAGCTCTGGCGGGTATGAATCCATCAGCGATGGGATGTAGTCGTGTGGAAGATTTTTCTCGTTATCAAACGTTGACGCTTGAATCAGCCCATACAGCGTCGCAAGCTCAGGCTTATCACGCACAGCTTTAACAAACTGCTGGTATACGAACTTGAAACCTTCCGGCGTGGTAGTGACGTCAATGCCATTCCTCAGCCCGTCCACCTTATAACGCATTCGAGCGATGATTTTTCGCCAGGCCTGCTGCGCTTTGGCTGCAGCCATAACGTCCAGCTCATCCACCATTGCGTTGCCGATTTTAAAGCCGACAATAGAACCTGGCTTTTCCATCGAACGACAGATTGTTGTTCCGCGATACTGACGCCCGGCGTAAAAATGAACCTCTTTGTTGCTTTCGTTAATTTTGACATTCAATCCCCAGTCGAAAGCCACCTCTTCGACAGTTGGATAAAAAATGTCACGAATTTGAGGATATGTCGGCGCGAAATAACCCTGATTTATTTTCGGGTGTTCCCACATCCCCTTACAGATACCGCCGCAGCCAACCCACGTTTTACCGGAACCAAATCCGGCAACGTAGGCTTTAAATTTGTGTGGCATCGCGAGGAACTGCGCCTGAGGAATGTTAAGCGTCGGAGCTATCATCATCACCCCTTACTCTGGCATTCACGACGTTAATTGCGATTGCAACCGGCAATGGATCATCATCCTCAGGATCGGCTGCCAGTTCTTTTCTGAGTTTTTCCACCTCAAGCTGACGGCGCTCAATTTCAATCTGCTGCAGGCGTTGCGCGAACTCGCTATCAGCCAGGCCAAGCCGTTTCATCACAGCTTCGTACATCCGTTCGCGGCTGATGGCTGTTATCTCAACCCCATTCTTACCCAGCTTTACACCGGAATAAGCCAGCGCAGCATCAGGGGCGAGTTTTCTGGTATCGGCGAAGTATGGCTGCCCGATCCCATCGCCATTACAACGAGGGCATTCATGGTTAGGTTCGCTGGTGTGGTCATATCCATACCCGCCTCTGTCATTTGGCTCTTTTCCTTTTTTCGCTAAAGCCTCAGCAAGCTTCTCTTCAAACTCCACTGCATCACGCCACTGGTACTGGTGACCAAAGCCCCAGCAGTAACGACAGGCACCACGGCGATATTGAGAAAGCTGGTTTGCATCGAACGTGGCCAGTTGCCACATCTGCGCAAGAACCTCATCTGCGCTGCCAAGCGTGCGCACAATGGATTCCTTTTGCTGCTGCGCAATGGCCTGCGCAACGTTAGGATTCGTTATGAGCTGACGACCGTAATTTGGATCGCTGTAACCAGCACGTTCAGCGGCTGCCGTGGCGTTCTGGTCTTTGAGATATTCAGCAACAAAGCGTTTTAATTTTGGGCTTAAATCGCTTTCAACCAATTTTTCTGCGCTTTTTCCTGCCTGCGCAGTGCGCATTTTTTTCTGCGCAGATTTTTGCGCGGATTGCGCAGAAGGTTTTTTGATGTATCGGCGGGCAGTTGCGTAATTCAGTCCCTGCGCTTCACACCATTCCTTCGGTGATACGCCGGTAGCGGCATTGTCGGACAGGAACCGTTGCTGAAGCTCGCCCCAGTCCGGTTTTGCCATGAGTTAATCCTGCTTAGTAATTTCTGGCTCAGCGTTCGTCGTGAACGATTGAACAGCCCCACCTGAGTAAACGTCAATTTCGATAGCGACACGGACAGCATCTACTGCATTTTTCCCGCAGTGCATAGCTGCTCTGGCAATCATCCCACCGCTACCAATTGCGTATGAATCAAGCTGAAGTGAAATTGAAGCGTGAGTCTTATCTGTATCTTTACTGATGAGATAAGCTCGATCACTCCCAATAACAGCGATTGCTCCGAAAGACGATTCAGGATTAAACACAGACTTATAATTGAGCCCTGTACGCATTAAATCCTGCACTTCAAATTCAGCACCGCAATCACCTGAATAACCAATGGCGCTGATCTTTTCGCCATTAACAGTCCATCTCTCATCATCTGATGGATAGAAAATTTTCTGTTCCCGCAGCGTGCAAATAGCATCACCGGCTGAAGCCTGGCTATCTGATGCCAGCGTAACGCCATCCCATGCAACAGTGGTCATATCCAGAATTCCATGTTTATAGGTAAGAGTTGACCAGATTCGCCCGCCACGGCTCCGGAAGGCCGCTATGAAGGTAAAAGCCCGCGTTACCATCGCGGGGAAAACCCGGCGTTACCCGTTTTTGAATAACCACATCCACTCACGCAGGGAGAATCCTCCTCATGGAGGCTACGGTCATAGTTATGATGTGGAGACAGCGACGAATCGGCGCTATGGGCATTCATGTCGCAGCGTTCGCCACCATCTCACGATGTTGCTTTGCCACTTCCGTCTATTCCGGCTGCCAAGATTGGATCACCTCACTGGTTGGTGCCTCTCTATGCTTCTTGTCGGGTAAGCATTATCGAAGCCCCTCAGTGAGGAGCTTCTGTAATGCCGGTTAAGGTTGCTTGCTCAGCCAGTCGCTATATGCGTCACCCGGTGTCACTCCCCATCCATAAATGCAATTTGTAAACGGGTAATCTTTTAATCGATAGCAAATGTACTTACCTTCACACCAGTGAATTAATGGCTTCATGGTTTTTAATCACTCACGTTATTGGGCTTTCTCACCGAATCGAAAATGCGCTCACACGTCATTCCTGCTCGATATCTTTGTCACTCATTGCGCTTTTTCTTGGTTGGTTTCTGGCAGTTCGCCTGCCACGCTTTGTTATGCGCCAGGATGTCTTTCTTCGTCTGGCGATCCATAACATCGATGTCGTGATCGGTAAGGTAGATTGGCTTTACCCAGTCACAGGCAGTATCAACTACTACCGGGACGCTTCCACGTGTCACGCAGCTCGCGATCAACATCGTCATCAGGCATGCGGTTAACAGTCTGCTGTACATTGCTGGCCTCTTTCGTTGCTTCTACCCTGCGTTCGGCTACTGCTTCAGTAGCAGCAGCCTTTTCTTCGGTGCGCTGCTGGTCGGCCTTTGCTTCTGCTTTGCTGGTTCCGCGAATATGCCCCATACCAAAAGCACCAGCTATAGCAGCAATCACCGCTGCAGCCAGACCAATAATCGTTTCAATACCCATAGTGACCTCACACCAGCACAGATTTTGCCAGGTTGAACAGGGCGCGGCGTTTATCCAGTCCATTACGCCCACCGTTGATAATCAATGTGACGCGCTCAATATCACCTGAGTAGAGAAGGCAACCACGAGACACATAGAACCACGCTGCTGAGTGCGCTGCGCTTTCATCGACTTCAAGCAACTCAGGATGTGAAACCAGATCCAGCTTCAGCGCCTGACCGCAACTGCGATAATTGCTCAACCCAGTAATTTGCTTTAGTCCTCGCCCACGATATTTCCAGCCATCACCAGCAACCTGATTCCCCAGGTGCTCTTTACCCCATTCCCCGCCGTAAACCAGATTGGCTATTGCTTTCTGATTGGCCGGCTGCGTTGCCGTTCTACCGAGTGCTGAGGCCTGCTGCTCAGTGATACGGTGCTTGCCGAATGTCGGTACCAGGTTCTCTGCCGCATAGTTCAGGTTTTCCACCAGCCGGGTAAATCCCCCGGACTCGTGCCCCATTTGAGCGATAAACATGGCCTGATCCAGCGATGCCGTAATGCCGAACTCTTTCATTGCAGCATCCAGATGTGGAAACCAGCGCGCAGCTAACCCGGCGCTTACACCAGCCGCCTTTTGAAATTGTGTTTGGTTCATTGGTGCCTCAGTACATCAACCAGACGCGCTACGTTTCCCCGAGCCCAGAGAACGGCAGCGCATATAAGGATGTTCGCCAGTACAACAACCCAGTGAGATTCGTGATACAGGCCAAACAGGTAACGGAAAGGGACGCTGGCGTAAACCAGCACGGTGAAGTAAGCCATCAGTGATATTAGCGGGCGGTGTCTTGCGCCGCCGCGCTGGTAGAACATCAGGGCAATGACGATGACCCCGCAGATGATGGCATTGAACATTGCACTCGGATCACTTGTTACCATTGCTTGTCCCTCCTCCACGTAAGCGAGAGAGAATTCCAAACAGGCTACCCAAATCCTGGCTATTAACGAATGTCAGCAGCTTAATTGCTATCGCAGCAACGATTACCGCTCCCAGTGCATCAAGCGGCCTGTCGCTATACCCCGTCCATTTGGAAAAGTAAGAGCCAAGGAGAGGCGCACCAATTACGCCGAAGATGAATGACGTGATGAAGTAGCCCACCAGCTTCAGTCGGCTGATGTTAACCGCCGTGGCGACGTAGAAAACGGCACCAGCAAACGCACCAAACACCACACCGTAATCAATACCGGTTGCCAGGCCAAACATACTGGCCCCCATCAAACCACCAGCCGCAACCGTAGTGCCAGAAACAGGATCGGACATTTAGCCCCCTCTTATTGCTGTGAGTCCTCTCAAAATGAGGGGAAATAAAAAAGGCCACGCATACGCGCAGCCTCAAGATTTGCCTGCTTACTGATACAGGGCGCTCAACCTCAGTTAGCGCAGATTTTAATTGTGATCCTGCCTATGTGAGCTTTGCGGTCGGCTGGAATGTGTAGGTTCCGCATAACTCCCCGCGCTTTGTCAGATTGGCGGCGGGAATCCATAAAAGAAAACCCCGCCGGAGCGAGGTTTTAATATTTTTATAACGTTACAGGCGTAATAACCCATCGTTGGAATCAGGCTAACCAATTTCCGCCACATTTGCAATAGCGATTAGCAAAGAATATTCACTAATGAGTTACCTGGCCTAATACCTTTTCGGCAAACGACTCTTCAATGTGGCAATGCTCCACCAGCCGATTAAAGAATAATTTATAATTACGCCGCCATGTCGTTTCCGTTACCCCCAGAGCTTTGAAAATCTCGGTATCTTTCAGGCGCGGGAACCCTCTCCCCTTACATCTCGGACATTTTTTATAAACTGGAACACCCTGAAGCCCAGATTTTTTCTTATCCAGCACCTCGCCACGCCCCCGGCAACGGCATTCGTTTTTCACATCCCCCTTACCGTCACACGCTTTACATACGACGCGAATTTGTTCGCGTACTGATCTCCATACTTCCCAGTCTGCCGGAGAAATACCTTTCGTAGTCTTCACCCATTTTGGTGGCTTACCATCTGGGTAAGTAACCTTATTCGTGAAAACCTCAGCATCAATAAATTTAGAACCGTGGCAGCAACTACAAGTAACCAGGCTTGCCGCACTGAGGGAGTAATCGCGGAAAACATACCGGGCCAGAACATCGAGAAATTCTGAGCGCTCATTCTCTTCCATTTTACGCAATGATCCGTGCCGTTCTGCACGCTGCTCTGCCAATTTCTTAATATACGCGATGATATTATCAGAAGATAAAACCCCGGCTTTTGCCAGGTACAATTCAACACCTACGGCGGCTTTTGCGGCAAGCATCCCCAGTGAAGCCATCACGTCCGTAATAGTCAGGGTGTCAGCAGATAAGCCACACGGAACAGCGCCGGGCATCATGGATTTAGGAGAAAAATACTTCGGTAAGGACTCAAGCTTCATTTTGATGCTCCAGTTTTGCTTCAATGCGGATGTGATTTCTTAAGATGCGATAATCAACGAGGAAAGATCCCCGATAGCGACAAATACGAAGGCGCTGCCAGCGCAGGCGAAGTGCTTCAGTCAGTTCTGGTTTCATTTGATTTCCCCGATGATGATCTGGCCTTTCTCACCCCATAGCTTCGTGATGCGGCAATCCCATACACAGGAATCATCATCAAATAGCGCATCCATCAGCGCTTTAAGCATGTTGTCGCAGTCTGGTTTTGACTGGTGCGGCTTGCCGATAGACTGCTCCCGTTTCTTCTTGCTCCAGCTCGTGGGCATTGGCATAACGAAGGTGATATGCGCACCGGACTCCGGAAGATGGATTTTTCGCAGGCGAGCTTCATCGCAGAATGCACGGTAACGCATTACTGCCGGACGCTGCTTCCACTTATCAGCTCTGGTCATTCTGGGTTTGCCAATGGGCGTGATATCGTAGATTTTCATGATTTGATGAGCCCCTCTTTCCGCCAGATTTCCAGGGTGCGCATTACCCCCTCCGCATGCATCAGCCGCAGTTGGTCATGGGTGTAATCCGTGGTTTGTACCCGCCCGTCGATCACGTCGTGGCATCCGTTACAGGCGATGGCCGCCTGGGTATCGTCAGGTTTGCATCCGGTACCACAGGTTCCCGCCAGACGGTAATGAGCCAGCACACTGGTTTCCGGATTGCCATTGCAATAGCCGGGAATTCTCACGGTACATTCCCGCCCACGCGCAGCGTTACGAAGATTAGCCATGCTCACCCCACATCCGGTTTTGCCACCGACGATCAACGCGCGGAGGTTTATTGTCTTCCGGTAGTCTGGCGCTAACTGTCCAGGTGATGTGATCGGGATTCAGGCTACGTTCTACATTGACGCCCCGGCGCTGGTATTGCGCCACCAGCTCGTCGGCCTGTTGAGTTGAGCATTCGGTATGCTGGAAATATGAGTATTTCATCCCCATCACCCCGCAAAGCTCATGAGCTGCGCAGCGGCGTTCTCCGCCTCGCCCTGGTCCCTGAACGATTTTGATAATATCCAGCGCCAGAGGACATCGAGCGCTGCTTTGTACAGCTGCTGGAACTCGATTTCGTCCATGTTCGCGAATGAGATGCTGCGAGGATGTTTCTGAAGGGTGCCATCCGGTAGCTTTATGGCGTCGTAATGCCCGGCCTGAATCGTCACCCAGGCGCGGTATGCATCGAAGGATTTACAGAGGCTGATCCCGTTCGTGACGCGGCGGCTCGCTACCTGCTCAAGATAGTGCTCAGCGGCATCAAGTAGTGCGCCTTCGTTGCCTCCGTAGGAAGCCAGGAATTTAGCGTAGCCGGTTACAAGTTTGCGCTCGTTGGAAGAGATCGCGCCGCCGGTTGGCTCCCAGTATTCGAAACCGAGATTCAGCAGAGCGAAGAAGCGACGGTGGTACGCTGGGTTGCGTACCTGCCGGAACTCGGCCACCAGCACAGCGCCAAGCTTAATTTTGGTTTGCAGTAATTCGCTGGTCTCCGGT